CTCTTTACGCTCACTTAAAAACAAACTCTAGAAGAGTTCGAGTTGGAGACACCGTTACTGCTGGGCAGCAGATTGGTGAAGTGGGAAGCACTGGTCTTTCAACAGGTCCTCACCTTCACTTTGAGGTACGTAAAAACGGCGTAAAGATAAACCCAGAAAGTGTTTTGCCAGAGGACCTGCTAGGCGGGGGTAAGGTAACTGGAAAACAAGAGTCGACTGCCCCAAACTCCAAACCACAAGCTTCTCTTCTTCAACTAGCAACAAAACCACAAGGTGGTCCGAACTCTGGCTTTACTAGCTTGTCTGTTTCGGTTTCTGGGGTTCGTGGAACCCTCTTAAGTGCTGCTCAAGTAGTGGCTTCTGGAGTAGGAACTTCAATTAATGGACTTTCTGCACCAGTTAGTGCTGCGTTGGGAAGCGATGCGGTAGAGCCTGGGGTAAACACGGGAACAGGTGGTTCTGAAAACTATCTGCCGTTAGCTGGTAGCTCATCTGGGCTAATGAACAACAAAAAAGCTTCCACTTCTAAGGCGTTGTCTGTTGGGACTCAATCTTCAACAGCACCAAATGTTAACATCACGGTAAACGTTGCCCAGGCAAGTCCTGCACAGCATGGGTAGGAGATAAAAATGACATATTCTTTTACAACGCCTCCTGAGCCAGGTGCTAGAAACAGCTACACGTATACTCCCTATAATTCTTCTGCACTAGGTGCTCCTGGTACAGCGCCGTCTGTTAGCCCTGCTAGAATTTTAGGTATTAAAGAGGGGCAGACCCCTGACTCAGTGACTCGTGCACTACGCTCTGGAAACATAGAGCTGATAAAAAATGAAATTAGAGCAATTGATGCAGCAATTTCTGGACTGATTAAATCCAACATTTTAATAAAAAGCAAAGCCACCATTGTGGGGGGAATTTGGAGCCCATTTTCTTTAAAACAACAATATGACGCTAATAATGCGTTGATTGCTCAAAAGCGGGTCGACAGAGCTGCTCTAAGTACAAAACTTACTGAGTTATTGGCGTCCTCAGCGCCCTTAGAGCCTCCAGCCAATTCCTCTGTAGTTTCTGGTGGAGGCGGTACAGGTCAAGACAAAGGCAAACCAAAAATTGATACTTCTCCTCGTGTAAATCTAAGTGCTTGTAAAGAGCTTTATTTCAGAGGTGAACAAAAGTTCTTAATGGAAACCCTTGACGTCCCGTCAAATGTGCCCTCTGGGTCAAATACAGAGGCGAGCTTTGCAACTGCTGAGCTACTGTGGAAGCAGGGTAAGGCAACCAAGGGTCGCATTCAAACCTTTATTCCCCCTAAGGGAAGCACTTCTCAAAACGCCTTTGGTGGCAGACAACTAGAAGATTTTGCAGCAACTAAGTCTTTGGGGCGTAGGGGGTTCCAATTCCATTACAACCCAGGCTCTGTAGACATGGCCTATGGAAGCAATCAGGACGTTGATTTGGGTTACCTGGCTAGTGGGCAGTCGGTAACTAACTTTTTGCAAGCACTTGGTCAAATTAGTTTTGAGATTCTATTAAACCGTATGCCAGACATGAAGTACATTGCTCCACCAGACCAACCTTACGTGCGACCAAATGGAAAGTACTTGTACAGCAGCGATTACACAAAGTTTGGAGTTAACTACGCCAGAGACGTGTACGACAGAGAGCCTGTTCTAACCCCTAGTGCCGATAACGAATTAAAAGCTATTTATAACAAGGGCACTATGTATGACCTTGAATTTTTGTTAAAGGTGCTTATGGGAGGCGTATCGTTTAAAAGCCAATTACGAGGAGGAGACATAACCTCTGACCTTGGATTTGCTATCCCACAACCCGTTGAACTTCACCTAGGAAATAGACTTCGATATGTAATTTCTATAACTAACTTCCAGGTTAGACACGTTATTTTTAACGAGCGAATGGTTCCTTTGTTTTCAACAGTAAGCATCTCCGCAAACCGTATACCAGCAGACACCATTGCTGTCACAAACTTAGACCTAAGTGCTGGGCAGACAACTACTCCCACTCAGTAAGGATAAACAATGATTTTTTCTGATAGCAGGTACTCAGACGGAGTATTAATTACTGCGTTTGACTCCAGAAAACAAAATTATGCAGTAGGAGTTCTTCGCCAGTTTCCCACGGAAACATCTTCGTTCTATCACTACACGTGGGGTGCGGCTGACCGTATTGACTTAGTTGCACTCAATCTTTTGGGCGACGCTGAATTGTGGTGGAGAATTTTAGATTACAACCCAGAAATTAATGACCCTGTACACATTGCTGCTGGAACTGTTATAAGGATTCCTCGTGACTAATCTTGTCGGCAAAAATGTAAGGGGAACGTACTACCGAATTACGTTTCCTACATTTTCTACGACCAGACCAATTCAACCCTCACTAGTGCAGTTGACCCAGCGTCAGGGAGCGCATGAGATACTCACACTAGAGTTTAGAACTACAGTGCCTTCGTGGATGCTTTCTATAAAAACTGGAGTTCCAGTAAAGTTGGAGTGGTCTCAGGGCAAACAGACTAATACGTGGCTTGGATATGTCTCATTTATTTCTAAAGAAAACTCTGCTCAACGTAGTCAACCTATGACTATTCGTTGTGTGGGTGCGTCTTTTGCCTTAAAACAATCCGTACAAAGAGTGTTCAGAAATAAAACCATTCAAGATGCAGCCCGCCAAATTGCAAATGAAAACAACTTTTCATTTGTAGGAGATACCATCCCCAATGAAGTGCGGTATGAACAGCTGGTAATTGCTGGCGATTCTTACTGGGAGTGGTTGCAGAGTATGGCGTCGTACATTGGTTGCGTAGTATACGTGACTGGAACCAAAATGTATTTTAAGCGTATACCTTCTTTAATAAATCTTGGTAGTACAAATGTTCCTGTTTTGCAAATGTGGGATAACGCAATTCCAGCAACTGCTGTCGGCATGGACCGCACACTTTCGTACTTCAAAATTATTAGTGGAGAGTATGTAGAGGGGCAGCCGACTTTACGCACACAAAAGATTTCTGGGGGTGTTGACCCCTTAACTGGTAGGGCTTTTTATGCTAAAGCTACCCCCAAAAAGTCTAGAGATGCTCTTCGCAAAACTACTTCAGATGTTTTGTTTGACGACCCGATTACTACAAGTGTGGCCCATGGCCCAACAATGGCACGGTCAATTGCAGAAGGTGCAGCGTTTTTAGCGCAATTTTCAATTCCTGCTAAAGCAGTGGGGCAGGGCGACCCAAGAATTCGTCCATATTTTCCTGTTTACATTGATGGCACTGGGACCGATAGTGACGGGTATTGGATGGTGGAAGAAGCTATTCACGAGTTTCATATCAGCGGCGAGTATAGGGTCAAACTAAGGTTACTTACTGATGGGATTGGGGCGAGTAAGACTTCTCCCTATAGACAAGCAACAGCAAGTCTAGCTGGAACGATAAACTTGACCCAAGCTTTGATAAATAAAACTCCAGCACTAGCGTCGTCTCCTGGTAAGTCTTCTAAGTTGGTGTTAAAGGGCCCAATTATCAAACAAGGTAATCAGGGGTATATGCGTACTCCAACTAAGTGGACGGCTACGGCAACAAGTAAGGTGACAAATGGCTGATGTAAAAGTAGGTTCGGTTCAACCGATTGCAATGACTTTGCCGTTTTCTATTGACAGATTTGGAAACATTTCGTCAACTACTGACCAAAAGAAGATTTGGGCTGACCGTGTCAGGTCTGCCGTGGGAACAGCTTTAACTCAGAGGGTTATGCGCCCCGAGTTTGGCACCGCTATACCGCAGCTACTATTTGATTCGGTAGATGTAGTTAGAGAAGCCCTACAGTCAGAGATTAACTTAGTTTTTGTTAATTACCTTTCAGTTTTAAGCTTTGAAGAATTAAACATTGAGTATGACGACAGACAAAATGTTTTAAGTGTTGATATTAGGTACAGATTACCTGATGATACCGAAGAATCAGTGACTCTAGGAGTCGCTACTCTAAATGGAAACCAAATCATACGTGAGGACATAGCATGACCACCTCTCCAAGCAGCATTCCAGTATCTGTTGATTACACCAGCAGAGATTACTACTCTTTACGAGAGGCGCTAATTGCCCGAGTTAAAGCTCGTGTAGAGGCAGCCAATCCAAACCGTCAATGGGAGGGGAATGACCCCTCTGACTTTGGTGTTGCGTTGGTAGAGGCTTTTTCTTACATGGGAGATGTTCTCGGATACTATGTCGACCGTGTAGCAAATGAGTCTTACTTACTTACGGCCACTCAAAGGCAGAATGTAATTAACATTGCTCGGTCTTATGGGTATGTACCCTCTGGGTATCAAGCAGCCTTAACTACTTTAAGTTTTACTAACTTAACGGGCTCTTCTGTAACTATCCCAGAAGGAACACAGGTTTATGGCGAAATTTTAGTAGATGACGTAGTAAACCAGTTGATTTTTACTACTTCACAAGAGCTGGTTCTGTCTGCAAACGCCACCGATACAGTTGATGCTACTCACGGTGAACTTATTTCGGTTAGAACAGAAAATGTTGCAGAAGCTGGTGAAATCATCGGAAACTCTGATGGAAGCCCTTCTCAAGTTTTTGAACTAAACGACACCAACATTGTTCAAGACTCTGTTCGAGTATTTGTCCAGGCAGGGGTGGACTACGAAGAATGGACTAGGGTCAGCCACATAGTTGATTGGGGTCCAAACGATGCGGTATTTGAAGTTTTAATTGACGCTAACAATGTTCACTACGTTGTATTTGGCGACGGTGTATCAGGAAGCATTCCTAATACGTTATCTAACATTAAAGTTGACTACACCGTTGGTGGAGGAAAAATAGGAAACATTGCCCCAAATGTTATTACCGACATTTACGCAGTTCCAGGTTTTACAGAAAATGAAACTGCCCTTTTGGCAAATCAAGTAACTGTAACAAACGCTACTGCAGGTTTGGGCGGAGATGACCCAGAAACTACAGAACAGATTAGAAGACTGGCCCCGTTGGCATTAACTGCCCTAAACCGTGCGGTTAGTCTTGCTGATTACGAAAATATTGTTCTAAGTCTTGCCACTGTCGGAAAAGCCAAAGCGGTTGCAGACACTCGCACGTCAGTAACACTCTATGTGGCTCCTCAAAGCAGCTCTTCTGAAACCGACCTTTACCCAGGGATAGACGCAGTTGCAGACCCTACATTAGAAACTCCAACCCTTGAGTGGTATAACATTCAAGATGAGGTAGTCGAGTTTTTGCAAAATAGAACTCAAGTTGGTGTAACTGTTACTGTTGCCCCACCGCTTTACGTCCCAGTAACTGTTGAACTTGAGTACACCAAGTTGCCAAACTACTCTGCATCGCAAGTAGAGACTCAAATAAAGAACACTATTCTTGAGGTGTATTCATACAACAACATTCGTTTTGGAGATGTAATACGCCCAGAAGAAATTGAAGCCCAGCTATTGCGGCTTCAAACCGTCACTTCAATAAAGATAACTGCGTTGCACAGAACAGACGCTACGCCTGGCAGAAACGTTCTAATTGCAGAGCCAAATGAAATCTTTGTATTTGGAGACCTAGACCCACTGGTTGAATCAATTGTGGTTACTCCAGCGTCAACAGATGCCAGCCTTGCTAGCTTGGTTGCTAGCGTCGGTACTTTGTCGCCAATCTTTGCTACAGGAACACTTTCCTATACTCTGACGGTTCCTAACGGCACAACAACCACTACTTTGACGGCCACCCCTACAAACGCAGGAGCTACGGTTTACATAAATGGAAACCTATCGGGAGGTTCGGGAACCGCTATTAGCACTTCCGTGGGAATTACAACAGCGACAATCAATGTGTTTGCTGCCAGCATCTCTGACACAAAGACCTACACCGTAGGAATAGTCAGGACAGCATAATGCCCAACTCGCAACACTATGGCGGTCTTTATAGGGGCATAGTGCACGACACTCGTGACCCCCTTAACCAAAATAGAATAAAAGTGCGTGTTCCACAGATATTTGGGCAAGACGTTACTGAATGGGCGTGGCCATTACAGCTGGCTGCTGCTGAACTTCAATTACCGTCAATTGGTCAAGGGGTGTGGGTTGCATTTGAGTCTGGGAGCCCAGCTTTTCCAATGTGGTTGGGGACGTTTTATACCAAAGGTATAGCTGCCAAAAAAGTATTAGTCAATAACCCAACAACTAGTCAACTAGCTGAAGAATTTATGGTTTTATCAAACGGGAACTTAGATTTAGTAGCAACATTGGCGGCTATGTCTCAAGAACTGGAAGACCTACAAAGTCAAATTACAGCGTTAGCTGGGAGAGTGACCACCCTTGAATCTCAGATTCCTTAATCTGACCCTGATTTTTTAACCAAAACCTAGCAAAATTGATACAGACCTTAGGAGACTAAATGCCCGCCCAGTATCCCTCTCAGATAACCGCTCAACTTATAAAGAAAGTTGACTTAACTGACGTAGTCTTCGCTGCTGACGTCAACGATGCTTACGATGAAATTGTGGCAATCCAGACCACCGTCGGAGCTAACCCTGGTAGCCCAGGCACGTGGGGTAGTGCCGAATGGTCAGAACCTGTTTCGTTTTCAACAGTTGCTGCCCGTATTAAGAACCTAGAAAACGGAGCCTATTTCCTACAACGTAGGTTTGTCTCTAACTTGGGCAACAGCATTATTCAGCCAACTACTTCGTCAACCAAGGGGCTAATTATTCGTGCGGCATCCAGTCAAACTGCGGCCTTGTTTGAGGTACAAAACTCGTCTGGAACTTCTCTTGGAACCATTACTGCAGCAGGTGTAGTTGCAATGACAATTGACGGTGGAACTGCCTAATGCCACTATACGGCAATTTAATTTATGGCTCTGGTGCTACATATGGCCAGGCTGCCAGTTTGCCGTACTCTGTCGAGCCCTTTTCCGCAACAGCCCTTTGGTATGACTCTATTCTTTTGAGCTGGGTTCCATCACAAAGTAACTACAAAGCTTTTCGCCTTCTTCGCAATCAAAACCACATGCCAGAATCCCCAGAGGATGGCATTAAGCTTTTAGATTGGAACATTGAAAACGCAAATGCTACGGCCCTAGCTTCTCAAAATAGCTATTTAGACACATCAGTCATTGACGGCGTTGAAATCCCCCAACTAAAGCTTATTCAAGGAAGGTTTACTTACTACCGAGTTTGGTTGCTAGACGACAATGACGTTTGGGTTATAGCTGGAGAAACCGCTGTTTTGTTGCCGAAACAATACGGGCTAGAAAGCACTGGCGGAAAATCTACTCACGTTAAGCTTTTAGAATTACTCCCAAATCAGTTTATAAGTGCTGACCAATCTGTATATGGAGAATTAGATTACACTTCTGATTTAGCCCGTTTCTTAGAGGGGTTCTCATTCACTCTAGATGAGTACATCACTTACATTAATTTAATTCAGCCAGACAACTATGGCGATTTTATAAGCCCCACTATTTTGTCCTTACAGGGGTATCAAACTGGTATCACACCTGAATATCAAACAGTTAGCAAGACACAAAAGAAACTCATTAGAGAGTCTATTTACATTTATCAGCGTAAGGGAACTGAACTATCTCTGGGTACTTTTGCTGAAAGTACAACGGGCTATGCCCCATCAATAACGGTCTCTCCTAATCTGTTGCTTTCGGTAGAGGACAGTTCTTTTTACAAAGGAATTGGTAACTGGAAAACTTTTGGAAATGTAACGTTCACTTCAGTTGATAATGAGCCAACTTCTGCTGCAGAAACCGCTGCATGTGACACCGTGTATGCGGGTAAGGCCGTAGTTGGAAGCGCAAACGCTTCTGTGGGTCTAGGGGTAACTCAACCAGTGACACTCAAAGTACCAGTTGGAAATATCAAAGAGCTCACTCTTTCTTATTATGCAAAAACATCTTCTAGTACAAACACGGTAACGCCTAAAATAACTTGGTATAACTATTTAGGAGAAGAGCTATCTTCTGCGGTAGGTAGTGGGCAATCTATCAACACTACTTGGGCCAAAAAGACTTTGACCGCATGGCCTCCAGGGTTTATTGGAACTATTACTGAC